AGATGAAGAAGGTCAAGGAGGTCGACACCAAGCGCATGCCGGTGTCCGGCGGGCAGTCGATCACCGTCCAGAAGACCAGGGCCGAGTACTTCATCTACGCCGAGCGCGGCTTCGACACGAAGCAGTCCGCGACCCAGCAGGCGGCCGGCGTCGGCGCCAACGACACGGGCATCAAGATCGCCAAGGACTCGATCGCCCACGTGACGAGCGGCATTCTCGACGAGTCCGGCAAGATCGTCTACGGCTACCTCCACGACGCGATCCGCCCGTTCAACATGTTCCGCACGGTGAGCGACAGCGCGGTGATCTACCGCCTGGTCCGCGCGCCCCAGCGGCGAGTCTTCTACATCGACGTCGGCGACCTGCCCAAGCACAAGGCTGAGCAGTACGTCAACGACATGATGACGAAGTACAAGAACAAGCTCGTCTTCGACCCGATGACCGGGGCGATGAAGGACGAGCGGAAGCACATGACGATGCTCGAGGACTTCTGGCTGTCGCGCCGCGAGGGCGGCCGCGGGACCCAGATCGAGACCCTCGACGGCGCCGCCAACTGGGGCGTCATGGAGGAAGTCGAGTTCTTCCTCAAGCTCCTGTACAAGTCGCTGCACGTGCCTCTAGGCCGCCTCGACCAGCTCTACGTCCAGCCGTTCGGCCGCGCCGGCGAGATCAGCCGCGAGGAGGTGGACTTCACCAAGTTCATCGACCGGGTCCGCACCAAGTTCTCCGAGCTCTTCCTCCAGCTCCTCGAGCGGCAGCTGATCCTCAAGAACATCCTCACGCCCGAGGACTGGGACCAGATCAAGTACCTGATCGACTTCGACTGGGCGCAGGACAACTACTTCTCCCAGCTGAAGGAGATCGCGGTCATCACGGAGCGCTACACGGCGGTCCAGCTGGTGGTCCCCTTCATCGGCCGCTTCGTCTCCAACGAGTGGGTCCGCAAGAAGCTGCTCTTCCAGACGGACGAGGACTTCCAGGAGATCAACCAGCAGATCATGCAGGAGCGCCTGGACCCGATGTACTCCGTGCAGACGGACATGATGGGCAACCCGCTCCCCGACCAGGGTCTCACCTACGACGACGACGTGAACGCCCAGCAGGCCTTCTCGGACCTGCAGGCCGACCACGAGGACGAGATGGCGAAGGCCCAGGACAAGCACGACATCGAGAAGCAGAAGATGCAGGACCGCCACGACGCGGACCGGGAGAAGATGAAGGACACGATCGCCGACATCAAGGCCCGCCACCGCGAGCTGAAGGTCAAGCACGCCGCCGCCAAGGCGAAGCGCTCGGCGTCGTCCAAACGAAAATAAGTAGGAGGCAACATGGCTACGACGAAGACCTGGAGCTCGAAGAAGGACGGCAAGAAGCCCGGCGGCCTGGACAAGACCGCCGTCGACCAGCTCAAGGGAGACGCCGCCAACCACCCCGACCCGCTCCACCGCGAGATGTCGAAGCGGGTCCTCGCCAAGCGCGGGATCAGAGAGGAAGGACAAATGGACACCATCGACGTTGTGCGCGCCGCGATCGCCGGCCAGCCCGTGAAGGTAGTAGACGGCATGGACGAGCTCGTGCGCCAGCGCGCCCTGGACCTGGTCCAGGCCGCGTACTACCCGGCGAGCGACGAGAGCCTGGACGACGAGGAGCAGGAGCTCAGCGCCGACGACGAGAACCTGGACGGCGATGGCGCCGATGGAGAGGGCGAAGATGAAGAGGCTTAAGGACCTTATCGCGGAGGCCGCTCCGCAGGGCGTCGGCGTCACCGACCCGGGCACGAAGAAGTTCCTGGACGCGCACCCGATCATCCCGCCTGAGAAGCCGGCAGGCTCGCCCGAGGCCGACGACGAGCTCTTCAACGCCAAGAGCATCAAGCACGCGGTGCTGAAGACGCACGACATCAAGCACGGCCACGCGACCACGGCTAAGTCCCAAGCGGTGTGGAAGGGCAGCAACGGCAAGGAAGCCGACATCAAGATTACCGAGGACGAGCTCCACGAGGCCCACGAGCTGGCCGAGATGTACGGCATGTTCGGCGCGTTCGACAAGGACGTCAAGTCCCCCGAGCACCACAACGAGTTGTACAACAACTTCTTCAACCGGGCGCGCGAGCACAAGATCCAGGCCGTCGGCCACGAGAGCTTCCTCAACAGCGACCGCAAGCTGAGCAAGGACGAGAAGAAGTTCCACGAGGACAGCATGGCCCTCCACTGGGACCTCCACGACCTGAACCACAAGCAGGCGACCCGCCAGCTGGAGCTGCTTGACCAGGCGCACAAGGCCGCGGCCAAGGACGCAAAGAAGAAGCGGGGTTCTAACTAATGGCCGTCACCACGAACCAGGCCGGGCACCGCGCGGTGCTCCGCCTGACGGCGAACGCGACGATCACCGTCGCCGGCAACACCACGACGTCGAACATCGCCCACGCCGCCGACGGCGCGGACGTGGTCGGCGCCTGGATCACCAAGCTGATCTGGACGACGGACGCCCGCATCGACATCAAGCGAGGCGCCAACACCGTGGTCGTCATCCCGCCGGGCACGGGCACGTGGGACCTGCGCGAGTACGCCGCATCCATCACCGACGACGCCACGGCGACCTTCGTGGTCACGACGGCCGCCGCCGCGAACTGCACGCTCATCGTCGAGCTGACGAAGCGGTTCGCCTAGTGCCCGGAAAAATAAATAAATCAATGAACAGGGGAGCCAGATGAAGCTCATCACGGAACTCTTCGAGGCCCAGGTGCTATACGAGGGCAGCGAGGGCAACAAGAAGCTGTACGTGGAGGGCATCTTCGTGCAGCAGAACATCAAGAACCGCAACGGGCGCATCTACCCCGGGCCGCTGCTGGAGCGCGAGGTCAAGCGCTACACGCAGGAGCACATCAGCACGGGCCGCGCGATGGGCGAGCTGGGGCACCCGCAGGGACCCGGCATCAACCTCGAGCGCGTCAGCCACCTCGTGAAGGAGTGCCGCCAGGACGGCAACAACTTCATCGGCAAGGCGCAGATCCTCGACACCCCGTACGGTAAGATCGCCGAGAGCCTGATCCAGTCCGGCGTAAAGCTGGGCGTCAGCTCCCGCGGCATGGGCTCGCTCCGCGAGGACCCGAAGCTCGGCGCCAAGGTCGTCCAGGACGACTTCCGCCTGGCGGTGATGATCGACCTCGTGGCCGACCCGTCGGCCCCCGACGCGTTCGTCAACGGCGTCATGGAGAACGTCAACTGGCGGATGAACGAGCTGGGAGAGTGGGTCGCCGAGGCGTTCAACTCGATCCAGAACACGATCCACTCCACGTCCAAGCGCGACCTCGCAGAGGCCAAGGTGAAGATGTGGGAAAAGTTCCTCACCGAGCTCCGCTTCTCCGGCGAGGCCGAGATGATGGCGGCCCGCCTCGGGGTGGAGCCGGCCGAGGCCATGCGCGCGATCAAGATGGCGCGCGGCAAGGCCAGCGTCCGCGAGAAGGCCGGGGCAATAGAGAGCCCCAACGACCGCGACCGCTTCGTGTACAACTACGCCAGGGAGCTCCTTGGCGCCAAGCCCAAGGGCTCGTAAAGAGCCCTCCCAGATAAATAGTCTCAACTAGGAGCAACCGGCGTGACCGACCACAATCACTGGAAAGAACTGGCACAGGCCCGTCTCGACGCCAAGAAGGGCGTCAATGAGGCTGTGGCCCTGGTCAATGAAGACGGCACTCCTGCCGCTAACACCCTCAAGACGAAGTCCGCAGCCCTCTCGGGCATCATCGCCGCGATGTCTGGCATGTCGCACGAGCAGATGATGGCCTGGCTGCACGACGCCGTGCAGATGGACGGCCTCAGCACCGCCGCCAAGAACGCAGCCACCCTCAAGATGCACCCGTCGAACGCCGGCGTGCAGATCCCCGAGGAAGCCAAGCAGATCTTCGGCGACGACCTCAACGAGGACCAGCTCAACCGCGTCTCCGTCCTCATCGAGAACGTTATCAACACCCGCCTCGCTGTCATCGGCGCCTCGCTCGAGGAGCAGTTCGCCGAGATCTTCGCCGAGGCCATGGAGGAGCAGGTCTCCGCCCTCGCCGAGCAGGTCGACACCTACGTCACCTACACGGCCGAGCAGTGGATCGAGAAGAACCAGCTCGCCATCGAGAGCACCATCAAGGTCGACCGGGCCGAGCGCCTCCTGCAGGGCATCGCCGCCCTCATGGCCGACGCCGGCCTTGAGATCCCCGAGGAAGCCGTGTCCGTCGTCGACGAGCTGACCGCAAAGGTCGAAGAGCTCGAGGCGCGGATGAACGAGGCCCTCGAGGAGGCCATCTCCCTGCACGAGCACATCGACGAGCTCGAGGCGCACGACGTGTTCCGCGAGGTCACCGAGGGCCTGGCCATGACCGAGGTCGAGAAGTTCAAGACCCTGGTCGAGGACGTCGAGATCGGCGGCGACCGCGAGGAGCTGAAGAAGAAGCTCGAGATCATCCGCGACGCCCACTTCAAGGAGAGCAAGTCTCCCGCGAAGACGGGTCTCAACGAGCAGGTCGAGGGCGAGGAGATCAACGAGTCCGCTGCGCCGAAGGCACACGTTGCCGCCGACCCGCGCATGGCCCGCCTCTCCGACGCGATCACGCGCGCCTCCGGCAACCGCTACGCACCCAAGCAGTCGTAGAAGTTGCCCAGGTAATAAATAACCCAAGAGAAGTCCCGCAGGGAAGTCTGAGGAGCTAAGAAGAAATGCATAACCTGCTCACCGAAGAGGTTTACCAGCGCTGGGCGCCGGTCCTTGAGCACAAGGACCTCCCGGGGCTTTCTGATCCCTGGAAGCGTCGCACGGTCGCTCAGTGCCTTCACAACACTGAAGTCGAGCTGATGACGGAAAGCGGCATCTACGGCCGCCCCGGCATGCAGCAGCTGCACGAGAACCCGCTCGCCACCAACAACATCGGTGGCTCGGGCGCGTCCGCGATCGACATGTTCGACCCGATCCTGATCAACATGCTGCGCCGCGGCACGCCGAACCTGATGGCGTTCGACGTGATGGGCGTGCAGCCGATGACCGGCCCGACCGGCCTCATCTTCGCGATCCGCTCGCGCTACACCAACCAGACGGGCGCTGAGACCTTCTTCAACGAGGTCAACACCGCCTACTCGTCCCTGACCTCGGGTGCCAACACCCTCGGCCAGAAACACGCTGGCACGCTGCCGGGCAACTCGACCGTCTCCGCGAACCTCGCCGAGACCGGCCTCTACAACTTCGGCTCCGCGATGGCCACGGCCAACGCAGAAGCCCTGGGCACCGACTCCGGCTCCGCGTGGCCCGAGATGGCGTTCAGCATCGAGAAGATCACGGCGACCGCAAAGTCCCGCGCTCTCGCTGCAGAGTACACGATGGAAATCGCGCAGGACCTCAAGGCCGTCCACGGTCTCGACGCCGAAGCGGAGCTCGCCAACATCCTCTCCACGGAGATCATGGCCGAGATCAACCGCGAGGCCATCCGCACGATCCTCGTGACCGCCAAGCCGGGCTCCCAGAAGGACGTGGCCAACACGGGCTTCTTCGACCTCGACGTCGACTCCAACGGCCGCTGGTCTGTTGAGAAGTTCAAGGGCCTGATCTTCCACATCGAGCGCGAGTCCAACGCGATCGCCAAGGCTACCCGCCGCGGCAAGGCCAACATCATGATCTGCTCGTCTGACGTCGCGTCGGCCCTGAACGCAGCTGGCAAGCTGTCG